AGAGACTGATGCGCCACCAGCAATGATTTCATCTGCGATCTTTGTTCCAGCATCTGCGCCTGCTGCGAGTACCTGACTAATAGCAGATTCAGATAATCCCATGCTTAAAAGTTGTTGAATTTTAGTGCCGAAACTAGCAGCCTTAGCAGCTTGAGCAGCTAAGTTAGTAATGAAACTTCCTGATTCAGCAGCAGCACCAAAATCTAGAATGCTATTGAATGTGTCTGCAACACTTGCCTTGAAACCTGCAAACGCTTCTTTAGCATTATCAAGAACACCATTGGCTTTGCTTAGTTGTTCTGTGAATGCGGCTAATTGTTGTTTAACGTATTTAGCCGCATCACCAATAGTTCCTAAACCTTTGCCTGCGCTTTTACCAGACTTACCTAGTGCATCAACAGTTGGCAGAACTACATCTTGATAAACTTTTGCATCATCCAAAACGCCATCAGGCGCAATTTCAATCTTAGGTAGATCAGCTACGTTTTCTTTGTATTTATTTAAGACCGCATTAACACCAACAATTGTTGCCGTAACAGCACCAACAGCCAGAGCAGCACCAGCAAGACCAGCAGCAACAGATAAGCCACCAGATGCAAACGCAGAAGCAGTAGCAGCTAAAACAGCAGCTGTTTGCAATGAGCGATAAACAACAATTACACCCTTGATAATGGCAACGATGGCAGATGCAGCAGCAGCAATTTTAGCAATCGCAAACACACCAACAATAACCGCACCAAACGCCATGATCTCGCCACGATAGTTAATGACCGTTTGAAATATTGCGCGGATAGTGTTACCCCAATTTAATGCAGTCTGTTCAGATTGACTTAGCGAGCTTGCAACACTTGTTTGACCAGTTAAAGCATTTACAAAAACTTCTAATGACGGCATTACGTCTTTGAGAACCTTGTCTGCAAAACTTGTTAAGACCGGGATAAGGGCACCGCCAAGAGTTTCTTTAACTTCACCCATTCGTTGTCCGAGAATTGCAAGTTTGCCTTCATAGGTATTAGCAGCAACAGCAGCCTGACCACCAAACAACTTGTTCAAGTATTCCTGAACTTGTCCAAAGTCTTTTGACTTCTTAATGTTGTCAGGAATGACAATGCCTAAACGCTGCAAGGCTGTGAACTGCCCACCCTGTGCTTTGGCTAATGCGAGTGAAATACTTTCTAAATCTCTACCGCTTCCCGCAGAAACGTCTAGTCCAAGTTTTAATAAGTTCTGTGCTTTAGTTACATCGCCAGTAGCTCGTACAAGAGTTTCTAATGCTGGTCGAAGTTGATCATCAGAAACACCAGTTGCAAATTGTTGCGCGGTAATAAACTGCTCTGTTGCTGCAATTGCTCCGTCTGTTGCACCTGTTACATTCTGCAAAGTCTTTGCTAATTTAAGTTGTGCCTTCTGGTCAGCAGCAGCAGCTGTAACGGCATCTGCACCAAACTTAATTGAAGCTGCGCCCAAGGCAGCAAATGCGACTGCGCCAACTTTGGCTACACCGCTTAAACCCTTAAACGCTCTCTGTGCTTTGTTTACACCAGCAGCATCGAAGGTTGAGAGAATAGGAAAGATTACAGCCATAATTGCACCTATCTCTTATTGCGGTTGTTGTAGTCGCGTTGCAGTTTTCTAATTGTACCGCGCACCACATCTTCAACGTATGGTACTTGTCTAAGCGCAGCAGGGTAAACGTATCTAGATGCACGACCTGATGAGTTAAGGCCACGAATCATGGCACGACCTGATCGTGTATTGCCAGCTCGTTTCCTGCCTGCCATGTCTGCTATCTGAAATGCAGCAGCACCTCTTGAATTCTTACCTTGTGCGCCAGCAACAATAGATACTAATGAAGTACCTTTACGTTCAGCCTTTTTAGTGAAGTTAGTTTTAACTGTTACCTTTACGCCTGCCGGTTGCCATGCTGTGCGCCCATTGTGAACCATGCCACGCAATGGTGCTTCCGTTGGAATGTTTTGTTTAACAGCATCAGCTACGGGCTTTGCACCTGTACGCAAATCTTTACGAGCTTGTTTAACTATGTCGTTATCTATTCCCTTTAGAGTCTTAGCGACTTCAGAAATACCAACAGCGCGTAAAGATAACATTAGACTCCCTGACTATTTCGCCAGCGCAGATACATACCCATTGTATAAAGCATACGTTCAGATTCATCCATTAAAACTGATGGAGCAATACCAGTTTCAACAGATAGATAAGCCAAATACCAATGTTGGGATGAGTCACCCAACCCAGTTATTTTGGGGGTTGTTCGCTCGCTTCGATTGTGTCTACTTCATCGCACCAATCTTCAAACGTCTTTTTGGTTTTACCCTGACGTTCTAGCCAATGCCATGCCAGCCACAATAGATCAGTAATGCGGAAGTCTGATTCAAGTGAAGCAACCGATTTTGTAAACTTGTCCTCGAACGCAACAAGATCACGAGCAGTAGCAGATACTTCTTCTACTGTTTCATCATTAAAAGTAACGCGCAGGTTGATTTTCATAGTTAGCTTGTTGCCCGTACTACTGTGCCTGATGTAGGCCATGTGACTGAGAATGTCGCTATATCGCCAACTGAACTAGCGTGTGGGGAATATGAATTCACCAAGCAGGTTGCGGTGTATGACGGATTTGTAGCAGATACAGTTCCTGAAGTTGGAACGATAACAACTGTTGCAAGGGTGTTGAACAACGGAAAGATCGTTGCATCTACGGCTGATGCTGCGAAGTCTTGCATGAACTGAAGTGTTACTGAACCAGTCTTTAGACCGCCTATGCGTTCGCGGAATGTTCCACCGAATGCAGTCGTTTCTAAATCATCTGATTCTAAAGCTAGTTCAACTTGATTAAGTGAAGTAGACAGATTTGTACCGTTTACGGTTACCTTATAATCAACGGCTGAAAATTTTGCCATGTCTTTATTGCTCCTAGTCTGCGTAGCAGAGAACTACGAACTCTGCCGATAAATAGTTTACCTCACCAACAAGTAGTTCCCCATAGTTACGCATATCCGTAACTCTAAGATCGAACGCCTTGCCTGCAAGTGTCTTGTCTGATTCTATCGCTAGTTTAATACTGTTAGCCCCTGTGCTTGAACAGTAAGCATCTATGGAGTTTTGACCTGAACGCTCTGACTGTCTGCCAACAATTACTTGAACTGCAAACGTATAGGTTTGCATTCCTCTATGGAAGGTTTCATCATAATTAAGAGCAACTGGAAACACTATTGCGACAGGTGGATTTATGTTGTCAGGTTGAAAGTCTGAAACCCGTAAGCCTGAAATCGTTGCAAGGTTAGTTTTTATCCCTGCGCGTAGTTCTGAAACGGAAGCCATTAAGCAAAGTTCCTAACCCGGCGATAAGGCGCAACTAACTGCTCTACATCTGGATCAAGGTAACGGCTAACGCGCATTGCGCCCATGTCACCAAAGCCAGCGATGCCAAGCGGCGAATCTAAACGCTTAAAGATACGGCTGCTCTGAATGATGCAAGCCTGAGTAATTGAGATAGGCACAGATGCCCAACCAAATACGGCGGTTAGTTTGACCAATGCTTGATCTGCTTCTATCGGGAACAAGTAGTTTTCAACAGCACGAATGCGTGTGTATGGAACAGCAAGCCCATCTACGTTTCCATTAAGTGGTTCTAGCTGGTAATCACCGACTGCCCAAGTCGTATCGAATACGCCGTCACCACCTGATGAAGTCTGCAAAGTTAAAGCCGTACTAGACACATCATCTATCTGAGTAATAAAAGAATCTTCTGCTGCGTAGTAACGGGTAGCAGTTCCTGTTGAATAGAAGTATCTACCGGCGTGACCGTCAATAGCTCGTGATGCAGACTCAACAGCCATTTCTAATAAAGAATCATCTACGGCATCTGTAATGCGTAGTGCAGATTTAACCTGTGCAAGGGTGGCGTAGCCATTTGTGATTGCCAATGAAACTCCTAAGTCTAGGTCTATTCTACTTGCGTTCTGCTAATGCCCTGCGGATACCTTCACGCAAACTAATCTGCGGAATAAAATACTGGTGTGACAAATGCGGATCACCAACGCGATACTCAACCCCAGTAGGCGCAGTAACTATGTGGTTAAACATTGGGCTGATTCCTGCTTCTTCACAGACCATTTGAGCAAGATCATTAAAGCTAGTGGCAAAGCCTGAACATAGATTGAACGTGCCAAAGTATCCCGTCTGAACGTGCCACAACACAGCCTGAACAATGTCCTCGATATGGATAAAGTCGCGCACCTGCTCACCATCGCCCCAAATGTCAAAGACTTCAACGCCTGCCAGAGCGCGGTCAATGAAACTAGGAAACGGATAATCAGCATCTTGATCTGATCC